GACTTGGTTACTTACAAAAGTAACTGCTTGCCTACAGATTCGTCTGTAGTAGTCTTGGTGTCATGTCCGAGGTTTGGCATGTCATCGTGGGGCGCAGTGTGGAGTACGGAGTGGCTCTCCGGAAACACACTGCGTCCTGGTTGGGGCTTCCTGAGGTTAGAAGTGAAGCTCCAACGGTCCCCGCTATTTTCCGGGGGGACCGCCCTGGGTCAACCGCATCCCTATTGGTGGAAGACCTAGGAAGACCCTTAACGGCGGTACCATCATGGGATGGACAATTGGGGGCGTGCGTCAACATCATAAGCGCGCCGTTTGTCTCATTGTGGTACGGTGTGAGCGATCACATCTATCTGCGTGAACGGTACCTTAGGGAACTGTACGCCATGTCCATCGATAGGATGGAGCAGATACGCAGGCCGTTACTCTATGTAGCGGCCATCGGGCTCACAGTCGGAGTTCCATGGTGTCTTTATAGACACCTAACCTATTACAGTCCTGACATGATATGGGACCAAATGGTGAACACCGACGAGAGGCTCGGAACGGCCCAAGTACCAGGCCCAAGCCTGTTAAATCCTCTCATACCCCGACCAGATGAGGATGAATTCAACCAGGCTATCTTGGACTATTGGGACCGTTGGACCTGGCGCGGCGAGTTGATGCGGTTTCTCGAGAGGATCGGTGTTTCACCGGCACTCACACAGAGAATGCGTCGACGTGCCGAACGCGCGCAAGCAAGACGTCGTACGGACAACCAGCTCCTTAAATACCGTGACAGAATCATGTTAGTCCGGGCCGAAGTGTACGCCACTTTGGGGAAAGAGAGCATCCGCGAAGACACACCCACCGCCCGTCTTACGGTAGCTCGTGTAGTAGAGGAAAAGATGAATATGATGGCCATCGACGTCCTCGTGCGCGAGAATATCCGCGAGGCTTGTGTAAATGTGTGTTTCATAGACACAGTGTTCGACAAGTCTGGGCAGGCCATCTTGCTTGGTCCCCCGCGACGTCCCATATGATGGGGCCCCGTCTGCCGCGAAGGATTCGATACCAGCATTGACTATCGTGGTTCCGTCATTGCTGGTTCGTCGGGGATCGAAATCGTGGCGGGTGTGGGTAAGTCGCGTTCGATCCACCGCAGTTACATCGAGTTGGTGGGGCTGCGGAGGGTCGATTGTAAATACATTGTACATAATAACAGTATGATTAACATACTGCGCGCGCTGGTGGAGCGCGTGTATAACGTGGAAGTAGTCATGGCGGATGGCAGCAAGGGGCTACAGGCGCCCCCCATGACAAACCGGAGGACGTTTTTCGGCAACATGTCGGCTTTTCGGGACCAACTTTTGACCAACATTGCACCCGTGAGTAGGATGTCACACAGCGAATTTGTGGAGACGTCGCCTGCTCACAAACGCAACGTCTATAAGTGGGCCCATGCCGACTATCTCAAACGAGGTATGTCGCCACGGGCAGCGTGGGTAACATCATTTGTTAAGGCAGAGAAGGTAGCGGTGAAAACTGATAAACCGGATCCTGCTCCACGCATTATACAACCCCGTGGCGTAGTTTTCAACCTCGTTTTTGGGTCGTTTATTCGACCAGCTGAGAAGCAAATCTATAAGGCGATCGACCGCGTCTACGGTCGCCCGACTGTCGTTTGTGGACAAAACGCGGAACAAACCGCTAGCATGCTCCATGACGCGTGGACTGAAATAACTGATCCAATTGCTATCAGCTTAGATCTGTCCCGCATGGACCAACATGTCTCGGTTCCAGCTCTTAACTGGGAACATAGTATATACCGGAGGATATTCAAACATGACACTTGCTATGACACATTAGAATGGTGTCTACAGCGGACTGTCAAAAATGAAGGCCGGGCGTACGTACCCAATGAGCATGGATCGCGGTACACAATCAAGTACAGCAAAAGTGGGTCACGCATGAGTGGTGACATGAACACGTCGCTTGGCAATAAAGTGATAATGTGTGGGTTATTATATTCATACTATGTCACATATTGTGGATTAGTACCACGTGTCGACATCAATGTAGTTGATAATGGCGACGACTGTGTTGTTATCATGTCACGCACTGCGTATACGAATCTTTTGCGTCGCACCCAAACCAACAACATTAGCGATGTTGGTGCATGGTTTCTGACGATGGGTTTCACACTCAAGGTCGAGGGTTTCACCGACAAATTTCAACATATTGATTTTTGCCAAACCCGCCCTTGCTTTATTGACGGCCGCTGGATTATGGTCCGTGGGTTGAAGGCGCTTAGCAAAGATTGTTATTGCCTGAAACACAAGGATTATCTCAAACGGTGGCTGTCTCAAGTGCGAACAGGGGGTCTTAACACTTACGGATCCACACCCATTTACAGTGCCTTTTATAGTACATTTCCCAGGGGTGAGGACACTGGCCGCAATCTGCTTGTGGACAGTGGCCTTTATTACCTCTCAAGGGGCATGACTTCTGGTACGACGGTTACAGACAGCAATAGATTGTCATTCTTTGAGACTTTTGGCGTGACTGAACGGGAGCAAGTCGCAATCGAACGTTATTACCAAGGTATGACATTCTCGGATCTACCTGATCCAAACAATCCCGGTCTACTACTTCCACTTCCCTGGCTTGGGGCCTAACCGGTCGGCCCTCCACCCTCGCCAGGCAGCACCTGAAGTGCATCCATGTGTAGCACCCACACAGTAACGACACCGGGCTCCCTATATAATTAACTGGAAGTTTATTATACACACACGGGACTCACACCCTATATCAAGTGAGATGGTTAAGAATGCAAAAATCAACAACAACAACAAGCAGAACCAGCCCAACAAGCAGCCACCGAACAACCAACGTTTGTTTCAGGGTGGTGCTGCTGGCAGCTTATCCTCGAAAATCGATCGAGTATTGTCGCGACTTCCTAAGGGATCTTTTGCGGCTGCTGGGGGTGCTCTTGGAGGACCTGTCGGCTCGGCAGCAGGGACGGCCCTGTCGGCAATCACCGGGTATGGCGACTACGTCGTGTCCCACAACACCATTACCAAGACAGGAGGGTCCGGTGCCGTAGACATCGTGCCCAAGTTCAGTGGTAGAGGTGGCGTAGACTCGAACGTGCGTATCACCCATCGCGAATACATTGGTGAAGTCACTGCACCTGAGGGCACTGGATTCAACGTGACCCAGTATGCCATCACCCCCACCAATGCGGACTTGTTCCCTTGGCTAGCTGCATTTGCCAAGAAGTTCCAGAGGTGGAAACTCCATGGCATGGTCTTCTATTACAAGTCGACCAGCACTGACTACAACAACAACGGCATCATCGCGATGACAGTCAACTATGACCCGGCCGACCCCAGTTACATCAGCATGCAAGGCATGATGAACTCGAAGTTCGCAGTCTCAACCAAGCCATCGATGAACCTTGCCGCTCCTGTGGAATGTGCTCCATCCGAGTCACCGCAAGCTGGCTACTTCATTGAGCACGGAGTTGAGACCCTCGGTGCTGAATTGCGGCAAACCTGCAAGGGTATGCTGAACGTGGGCACCGACGGGCTCAGCGTCGCCCCAGGGACGAAGGTGGGACAGCTTTACGTCACGTATGACATCGAGATGATGTATCCGTTCCACAGCAACGTCCAGGAGCCACCCACCCCGTTTGGATCTTCGAGCGCCTGGATCAGCGGGGCTGACGACATCCCCTTTGCGAATCGTGAACTACCGATCTCAACTGGTTTCCCGAATGCGCCCGCGGACCGTCTATTGTACACTTCGTACTACACGACGACCACAAGCCCGCACCGGATCGACGTGCAGGGCACCCCTGGCCATATGAAGTTCCAGTTCCAGGAAGCCGGCACGTATTTCTTGCTGTGCACATATCAAGACCAGACTATCGCCATGGCGGGCGTTCCTTCAATCAACAACGGGACCATCCTCAGCTACCCGGCTATTGCTACGGTGGGCTCTGCCGAGACCAACAAGTGTGCCTGGGCACGTTGCGTTGTCTCCGCAGCAGCCGGTAGTGTTCTCACCTGGTGGGATACTTCGTACTCAGGATCGGCGAGTATTTACATATACGCTGATAAACTCACCTAGCAACCAACTCCACAGCCTACCGAAGTGATCCTGCCATCACAACTCCCGGATTCGGAACTAGAAGAACCTGTCATTGGACAAGTCCATCCCACACCCGCATATTGGTCGTTGGGATGGTTCAGTGATGCGTTGACCGAACCAACATTTGTTGGCTCTCAAATAGTCCCGGGATCTTATGGGGGTGAGGATACTGTCTGGGAGATATGGGGCTATTACGATAAGGATGGCTTATGGACACAGTATTACCAGCCCAGCACATAACATCTGATGTGCAGAACACGTTAAATACATCTGCGGAACAGTAGGGGCCACTTGTTGGTGCATCGTGCCTACTGGGCGAGAGGCCCGGCATACTACAGTTTTGCAGTAAGTTTGCTGCTTGTATTTCAGTCGTTCGGTGCTACACACACACATGGGAGCAGAACAGTCAAATGAAGACTGTCGGGAATTCTTCGCACCCGCTCCGTCGAGAAGAAATGTACATACAAAAATAGTAGTAAAAGGGAACAGTAGATTAGCGCGGGGACCTGTTCGACCCCGTTCCCTTACCACATGTTAAGTGGTGAATACGAGAATCTGTAGGTGAGCTTAATTTCTTGAGCTACATTGTGACTCGACGACTGTATCGACGCGTCAACCTGAACCACACACCGCGACAAGCCCGTCGATTAAGGGTGCCTAATGGCCAATCTTGTAGTTAAACTATAAGCATCCGAGCAAGGTCGCCATTCTTACGTGTGGGTGGTGGGCGCTGAGCATGCCGGATCTCCTTTCGGTACGTCAACTGACGGTTTGGTTCGCCACCCGTGTCACAGTAGTAAGTTCGAATGCAAGTATGGAACCCAGTGCAAGCTGGGGGGGCTTATCCATCATCATCTGCTTTCCGACCCCTTCGGGGCCCCCCAGTATTTACATATACGCTGATA